TACAGTCGCCTTTGTAGTGTGGTCCTTCGGTTAATGAATCAAGTAGGTCACAACTAACAGCATCAATGCCCTTAGAAATGAGACTATCCCGAATAGTTCCCGTAAACTCACACGCGATGAGCCATTTTTGCATAATGTGTAAATGATTTATGTGAAGTCCTTGAGTCCTTGAGTCCTTGATGGATCAAAGAAAGAAAAAAAAAGAAAAGTAAAAAAAGAGGACCGTTTAAGATCCTCTTGTCTATTTCAGGACAGTTTGCCCAAAATTTCATTTACTTTCTTAGCTTGTGAACCGTGAGCAATAAAGATTACAAAGCGGTTCTTAGTTTGTAGTTGGTCACTACACAAAAGGCAGGTTTTACACTGTGCGCTTTCAAAACGTTGTGACGGGCACAACACACCGATACGTCCCTTAGCGGTCTTTATCGGCTCTTTAAGCGCGTAGTGTTTGCCGTCTGTCAATGTGAGGACAGAAGGATGATTAGAAGGGATTACAAGAGCAGCTGGGATGCCTTGATCTATAACCTCATCAACTTGCTGCAAGGTCTCACAACTCGAATTAATAGTTAATCCGTTTTGATTCGCATTCTTCAGAATGGAATAGTTATGTTTATTGCGCGGTAAATGAGAATAGGTCCAAACATTCTTGTCAGCTGCAACCTTTATTAATTGGTCTATCTTTTCCTTAACGATATTCTCGTTTAGGTTTGGTAGGTCTCCCGCTTGTTGTAACCGCATAGGAGAGCCGGCCTTTAGTGTGCTTATAAAATCACATAAGCCCGACCAATCAGTAAGGTTTTTATACTTCTTCTGATCTATCTTGCGCCAGTGCCAGAGCATCGGACCATTTTTCGCATAACAAGAGCCTCCATAAAATGGACACGACTTGCTGCAAGTGCTTGACTCTGTTGTTGAGACAGCGATTGCCCCGACTTTACCGTTTGATGATTTGACGGATATGTGTACAAGTGGATCATGACTACTCATAACTCCAACCCATAACATCGGCCATATCATCATCTGATAGTGGGCTAGTTAACTCGTCATCAAGTTCAATCAGTTTGAACTGATCAACTATGTAAGACGGTTGACTGTCTAAATAAGGATTCACTTTAATAAATCGTTTAGTGTGCTTTGGTGGCAGTCATAACTGATCAAATCTTTATCCCATATCTCTGCTATGAGTCGCTTTGTCTCAGGACTCGCGTTCTTAGAGACTAGGGCTACGGCTTGACCGTTGATAACTACCGGAACCAATTCCGCGTCGTAGCGTCCTTGGTTAGGCTTTGCGCTATCCATGGTTTGTTTTATTCAGTTTTCAAGGTTCCTGGCCAACATCTAGTGCTGGCCTTCAATAAATAAATTAGTTCATATCTGGACAGAAGCAATGAGTAGAACTACTTAGCTAATAATTAAAGTATAAAAAGCAACTAATCGTTAACAGATAGCAACAGACAAAAAAATAAATAATGATCAGTTGAAAGCTGGTTATCACTGAAAACCCAGTGTTTGGAACTGGTTTAAGAGTCCAGTGACCAAAAAAACAGGAAAAACCGACCCCACCGAGGGGATCACAGCGCCTGGGCTTCACGTAATACCCCTTCAGACATTTTTGTCAAAATTTAACGGTTTAACGTCCAGTTAAGGACAGTTTAAAACACAGTTACGCTGTTTGTATCATGTTCAAACTGTTTAATCCCTTTATCTGTAAGAACATGGTTAAACATCTTGTCAAACACAGTTGGGGGGATGGTACAAACGTCTGCACCGAGTTGAAATGCTTTACTAACAGACTGAACGTCTCTAATAGAGGCAGCTAAGACTTTAGTTTGAGAGTTATGAGGTTTAAGGATGTTAGATATATCATTAATAAGACCTAAACCTTGAAGAGAGTTATCATCCATTCTTCCAACGAAGGGAGAGATGTAGGTTGCACCAGCTAGGGAGCTAAGGATGGCTTGACTGGGGCTGAATACTAAAGTGACATTCACCCGAATACCTTTAGCAGACAACGTTTTACAAGCTTTCAAACCTTCTATACTACAAGGGACTTTAACTGTGACTGGATGACCGAATTGACTGTAATACAACTGTCCGGTAGTTATCATTTCATTAATACCACCAACTACTTCTACACTTAGATCAGTGATACCCAGAGATATCAGGTCTGCGTATACTTTGACTGGATCTCTACCAGACTTTTTAATCAGAGTAGGGTTGGTAGTTATGCCAGATATGATACCTGTTGAGAGACGGTCTTCTACAGCTTGAACATCAGCTGTATCTAGGAATATTTCCATATAGAGTGGTTAAAGGAAGTGAGTGGTAGTAGTTATAGATATCCATTACAGGGATATATGTAAGGGGAAAGGCAGTATGTCTTTCCCCATTACGCAGTTCAAGGGTCCACCCTTCCCTCTCCCTGTATACGTGGTGAGTTGGCCTAAACCCAGGTAGGGACTGAAGAGTTATTTGTGTCTATTAAGTTAGCTTTATCTCTCTGTTGTTTATCCATACCTAAGACCATATGGTTAGCAGAGGCAGTAGGGTTGTCAATAAATTCAGCGAGCATTGACTGCCATTCTTCAGCTTTTCTAGACTTAATTGCTTCATGAGCAGAGATAGACATAGCATCTGTGAAGTATTTAACTCCTTGAGCGAGGCAGTCTAATCTGTCGTCATGTTTAACTGCACCTTTTTCTCTACACATACGACTCATCTGGTAGAAGAGCATGTACATAAGACGTAGTTCAGGTGCTTCATCTTTGTTAGAAGCGTAGTCCCATTCAATGAGACCTCTATCTACTATGAGCCTGTGTTGGTTCATAACAGGTTCAAGAGCATCTATTATTCTGTCTTCTTTACGGACGTTAGCTCTAATTTCTTCTACATCTATAGCTTGACCTGTCATCTGTAGATGTTTTTTAAACAGTTCAGCTACGATTCCATCACCAAAGTTAGTTTCAATTACAAGTTTGGTAACGTTATACTTTCTACATCCTCTGAGTATATTGAGCAGGGTAGTATCAGAGTACCCGTCTCTGTACGCACGCATCTCATGCAAGAATAGGTAGCCGTTCTTTTGAGATATGAATGCAGCGGCTGTTTCATCTGTTCCTCTACCCGACGGATCAACCGAACAAATTGTTTCGGTATAAGGTGTCCATTCTCCTTGGAGTTGCATTGGAGAGTAAAAATAATCTCCTGGTAAACCGACTGTGGGTAGATCTTTGATGACGTTTTGGGGGTCACTGCACCAGATAATTTGGTCGGGACCAGACTTAGGATTAACACTGGTAACGACAAGATCAGCCATCTTAAGTGGAAATTTCTCTGCATCACTTAATGAGGTATCTAATTGGAACTGAAGCATGTAGTTACTACGACCCATAGCTGCTTCACGTTCTATGAGGTCATCATTGGTGAATCTGTCAGGGTCAGTTACTTGCCAATCGTCTACACCTTTATCTATATCTTCTTGTATTTGAGGAGCTAATAGTCCTTCGTATTGACTAAGTTTACCTTGTCTGGGGTATCTGCTTGGCCAAACGAACGGACGGTAGTTACGCTCTGCCAGCTTACGATAAACAGTAAAAACAGTCTGAGGAGTCCCAAGGTAGCAAATACGGCTATCGCTTTTGGGGGTAAGGATACTTTCGGCTTCCGTACAGAGTTGAAGAAGTTTTTCACGCATCAACTCCGTCATGCTGTTTCCTGGAACTTCTATGTCGTCCAGAATCATCAGGTCTGCCCGTGAGCCTGTAAGCTGCCCAGTTATCCCGACACTTTTTACGCTGGGAGCCTGATGAGGAGAGCAGAGAACGTCGAAAGAAATTCGAGACCATCTGCTGTCGTCGCTCTTCGGCTGTAAATGTTTTAGCCATGGTGTCTCTATGATTAGTTTCTGTAGGAAAATAGACATGTTATCTGCTCTCTCTTTAGAGGCAGAGATAATCATTATTTTCTTTTCTGGATCATTAAACAGAGTCCATAAAACAAAGGCTCCAGTGATCCAAGATTTACCGACTCCTCGGAAGGCTTGAATCTGTAGACGTTTGGGACCGTGTTGTAGGTAATCTGCTATTGCGTATTGCGCTCTAGTTGGTGAGGGTAGATCAAGCTGTTCCCATAATGCTTGCAGAAACAGCTTGAAATCGTCCTGTAGAGCCGTTAAAACGTCACTCATGTAGGTTTAGTTATCTTTAGTTATTCAGAGGGCTTAACGCCTGTTATTAGCCTTCTTCCACTTCTGATGTTTCTTATGTTGATTCCAGAGTTGATCATCTGTGAATGCACCTGACTTACGTGCTGGGCTATTCCTAGTTTTCTTTAACCACTCCTTCTTCAACTCAGCTTCAGTTTTCTTCTTTTTAACGGAAGAGTATCTTGGACTTTGCCAGTAAGGTGTGTTGCTTTTCTTCTTATCCTCTTTAACTTTTAAATTATTAACATTACTCTTCTCATTTGTTTTACCAATTACTTTAGCTGGTTCTTTGTTAGTCTTATTTGCTGTACCTATTGGTTGGGCTTTTTGATTTTCAATCCTTTCTTTGGTTACAGTTTCAGTCGTAGCATTTTTCTTCTGCCTTCCTCTTACAGAAGAAGATAGTTCTTTACCACCTTTAAGGTTTTGTTCAGATAATATCTTTTCACGACGTGCATGGTGCTTATCTACCATTTTATCGGTATCACCACTATCCCATCTGATAGGACCAGTTTTGACTTCTTTAATCAGTTTGGCTGTCTTGCCATCACGTACAACTCTATAAGCGTTACCACCCATTTTAACTATATCTACTCCACCAGCTATAGCTTCTTTTATAGTTAAAGGTAGGGCTGATTTTGAAAAGGCTTTACCAACCGTACCTGACCCTGGAATCTTAGAAATAAGTTTTCCAGTTCCTTTTACAACTGGATTTTTTAAACCCTTAGCTATCTTAAGTCTAGTTGCTTGTTTTACTTTATCCCAAGATTTTGGAATTTTAGATTTAACATTCTTAACTACTTTTTTAGCTGTCTTAACAGGTTCAACTTTGTAATGGCCTTTAATACTTTTACCGTACTTACCACCTGGCCTAGTCTTAACTTTTACGTCTTTTCCTGGCTTTCCTTCAAATGGGTTGGTTTTACTACCTTTTGCTTTCCACCTTCGGTTGAAATCAGTATCAGATTTAACTGTTTTACCTTGCTGTTTAACCTTTACGCGTTGACGTTCGTTAAGCTTAACTTTACTTCTAGGTGTTGTGGTTTTCTTTGTAGATTTAGGAGTCTTGACTAATTTACCGCCTGGACTTTTGACAATCTTACCACCAGAGTTTTTAACAAGTGGACCGCCCTTCTGTCTAGGCATCGCGTCATAGTTAAATTTAGGTGCATCTTTTGATGTCCTGACGATCTTACCGCCTGGTTTCATCCTGTTAACTACTCGTTTGGTAGCTTTACCTGCCTCTTTAACGCCACCAAAGAAGTCTTTACCACCTTTGACAAGTTTGTCATAGACTTCACGGGTTATTTGACCAGCTTTATAAGCTGCTCTAGCTGATTTTCTGGTATCTTTGCCAAGTTTGTAGGTATCTTTTATACCTCTAACGATACCTTTATCTCCTTTTCTGATTTTAAGCAGTTCACCGGCTTTGTTAGCTGCCTTAGTGACTGCACTAGATGTTCTTTTAACTAAAGCACCACCTTTTTCTTTAGCTGCTCTAACCTTCTTAGCTGCATTGAAGGCTTTTCTTGAGATCCATTTACCGTCATAACCTCTGACAGTATATGCTTTTGTAGGATGTGGAGTTCCTGGTTTAACTTTGTTTGAAGCTGGTCTTCTTTTTCGTTCTGCCATTTTAATTAATATGTTGAATAATCATTTGTTCTCTTAGAGGTTTATATCCAAATGTTTGACGCATCCATCTGCGCCAATGACTGCTACCTTTGCCCTGGTTGCACTTTTGACAGGCTGGTACGAGATTACTTGTAAGATTCTCTCCACCATTTGTTTTAGGCTTGACGTGATCAAGCGTGAGTTCTGTAATTTCATAATTATTTCCGCAATAAACACATTGACAATTGAAATGCTCTTTAATAGCTTTTCTCCATAGACGTTTTGCGTCTGAGTTCGTCATGCTTATTAGGTTGTATAGGTAATGTTCAGGGCTTGGCAGTAAGGGGGTCATGTGTGGCGTACTTTTAGTCGGCTTTTTCGGTTGATATGTTTAGATTGAGGTCTTCCCTCTGTTGAACTACCTGCATAATGGGCAGCATCTCTTGGATCTCCTGGTTTAAGATTTAACTTGGCTCTTAACATCTGCGCCCCCTTAATCAACCTTCTACCTTTTTCAGTTTTGTTATATGCCTGTTGTTGGTTTTTATAATTACCGTTGGCATATTTTGCTCCGCTACCTTTTGCCATAAAGTCTGCTTTGTACTAGTTCGGGATCTACTTTCGGCATAACAGCCGCTAACTTTTCTAGAGGGTTACCGTCATAAGCTATGCCGCTAATATCATTTGTTTTCAGCCAATCACAGGCTGCCTTGAGATCTTGAGTTGTAGCTTCGCCACTTTTCACCCTCTTTAGAAATTCTTTTGTGACGAGGTTATGTAATTCATTAAAGTGGGCTTCAGTGGCTTTTTTCATTTAGTTTTAGGGAATAGTTGCTGTTCTATAAATTCAACAGCCTTATCATCAACAGTATTATCTGTTGTAGAGACTAGTTTCTTTAATATGTCTACTAGTAAGCGTTTGACTGAATCTGATTTAGCAAAAGCTAATAGGATGGGTTTTAATATGAAAATCATGCTTCACCTTGCTTGATGAATTTTCCGTTCTCGTCTCTTTTCTTAGAAGACTTTTTCTTTTTCGCTTTAGTTGCAGCTTCAGCTTCTCTAGCTGTTGCGTCGCTTAATGTACTCATGTTTTATCAGTGGGTTTAGTTGGACAGTCGTACTCCTGTTCATTCCAAGGGAATTTCTTTTCTTTAGGAGTACAAGTTTTTTTTAGATACTGTTTAACAGCAGCCTGTTTATTCTTTTTATATTCAACGATTGGTACTACGTCATTACACATGGTGTATACACGTGTACCTTCAGCTAACATGAAACCTTTGCGTTGAAGTTCAGCACATCTCAGTACACGAGTTAGCTCATAATCAAGCCTCATCTTTTCTTCTTGCCGTTTGGCTATACGTCTACATTGTGCTAAACCTCTACGATCCAAAGGAAACATGAAGTTGATTTGACCTCCCCAGTTCTCAGCTACGGTGTAACTTCTCTGTGACATCTCTTCGTCAAAAGGCTTTGTATGATTACCCATATAGAATGGGCTAAACGTCATCGTTGAACCATTACAGCTAACCCCAGAACCGTAGTGCTGCCTTGAAGGAGCACCGTTGTTCTGGAATTGGACCGCTTGGTTCGTTACATTTCCAGTCGCTGCTGCAACT